CAGCAGCGGGTAGATGGGGGCCGGGGATTCGGGAAAGGTCGCCATCAGGTTGTGCTCCGGATCACGTTGTTAATGCCGCCGACGCGCCGCTCCAGGGCCACGCCCAGGCCCGCGGCAATCGCCTGGGGGTTGCGTTCGCACATCTGCATGAAGGACGCGGCATCGAGGGCCTGGATATGGTAGTGGTTGTGAACCGCCTGGCCGGCCCCGACAGGGCTCACGACCTCGGCCCCGGCCTCGCCGAACTCGTAGGATTTTCCGGACTGCAGGCCCACGCCAACCACGTGCTCGCCGATGATCCCGCCTCCGGCCATGGAGAAATCGGAGTAGGCCGGGGAGGACGAAGACCAGGAATAGGCCCCGCCGCCGCCCGCAAAGTAAGAAGCCACGAACTTGCCGATCAGGCCGCCCATGCCCTCCTTGCCGAACAGGCCTTCCTTGGCCATCTGGCCCAGCATGTCGGCCGCGGCCCTCTGGATGGACCGGAACACGCCCTTGGCGAAATCCTCCAGGTCTTTGAATTCCCCGGTCATCATGTCGAAAAACAGGTCCGAGAAATTCTGCTCCATGGCCTCGGACGTGCGCCGTGAAAACTCGATCAGGTATTCGTTTGTGTCGGCCTGGGCCTGTTCGACGGTTTCCAGGGTTTCGATGTAGGTGCGCCAGGGCCCGGCCAGGTAGTCGGAATCGATCCACTCGGAAGTTTTCCCAGCCTGACCGCCGGCGACCGCTCCCGGAACTGTTTTTTTAGGGCCGGTGGATTTGCCGCTGCGGGGCTTAACCGTGATGAAAAACTTCTCATCGTACTCGTTGACCAGCGCCTCTATTTCTTTAAAACTCTTACCTATGAGGTCTTTGTATTCAATTACCCCGCCGGCTGCCAAACCGAGGGCCTTACTGGTATTAGCAATCACGTTCTTTGTATGTGCCAAACCAGCCAGTATGATCCCGCCTTTTTTCCCAAAAACAGCCAAACCAACCAGCCCGTATTTGATAATGTCCGGATCATAAGAGATAATATCCCATACCGTCGACAACTTCTCTTTGATGTCCGCGATGACCTCCGGCACCCGCTGGCGAATCAGGTCTTCATTTTGGTCTATCCAGACCTTCATCTCTGCATTGACGTCAGAAATCTGGCTCTTGAGTTCATCGAACACGCCTGCGGCCATAATCCTCCGCTCGATTTCCTCCACGTATGACCGGGTCGTGGCGGTCAGACCGCGCCAAGAAGTCTGGGCCTCCTTGGCGGCCCCGCCGAAGTCCCGGGCCAGACCCTGCCAGATGGCCCCGACCACGCGCTCGATTTCCATGCCGGACTTCTGGACCTGCTCCACAGTCATGCCGAAGGCCTCGGTGATGTACTTGCGGGCGTTGATCCCGGCTTCGGCCAGCTGGTTGAGCTCCTCGGCGCTCAGCTTGCCCAAAGTCTGCATCTGGCCCAGGGCCCGGGCCACGCGGGGCATGGCCTCTTCGCCGAAGATCGAGGCCGTGTCGACCAGGGTTTCCATCTTGGCAATGGTCGGGTCCAAGCCCATGGCCTGCATCATGGCGAAGGTATCAACGGCCTTGCGGGTGTTGACCGGCATCTCAAGGGCCCAGGCGTTGATGGCCGCCAGAGTCTCAGTACCCTGACCCTTGGTCAGAGCGTTGAGCTTGATCTCCATCATCTCGAACGAGCTGGCCACGTTGAGTGCGCCTTCGGCCACCATCTTGAGGCCGTAACCGCCGGCCATAGTGGCCAGGCCGCCCTGAAGACTCAGCACCGACTTGGTCAGCTTCTTGATGCGCCCCTCGACGGATGTGAAAACCCTGGCGCTGGCGTCCTTGCCGGCCAGGACGATTTCAAGTCGGTGGTCGGTCATATGCGCACCCCTTTCATTTTCAGCCGGTAGTTGCGGGAGATGTTGCGGATGGCGCTTTCCCGGTGGGCGGTCCAGAACGGGTCGATGATCGGACGGGCCGGGGTGTCAAACGAGCGGGTCGACCTGCGGATCATCAGCTGCCGCCGGCCCGCGGCCCGGGGTGAGAGGTGGCCCGCCTTCTGGGCAAAATACTTGCGGATGTGGGGCAGCATGCCGTGCCGGAAGCCTTTCTGCTGTCGGGCCGCGATCCGCTTCCAGGACTTGGACACATCCGGGCCGGTCCAGCCCACGCGCATCTCGAAGGGGTCCTGCCTGATTATGTGGTAGCGGATCCCGATGGCCAGCCGCCGTAAGGGCTTGTCCGGCCGCATGCGCTTGCCGCCGCCGAAGCGCCGGGCCAGATAGGTCAGCCCCTTGAATTGCCGGCCGCCCGGCGCGCCCTGGCGGATCTCGCGCTGCAGCGTGCGCATCAATTGGAAACCCTCGACCCTGACCGCCATAGCCAGGGACTTTTTCTGACGCCGGGATTCAGCCTTGAGGTCCCGCTGGAGCTTTTTCGCCCCCCTTATGGTTGCGTTCAGCAGCAGCATTTAAAATGTGCCTTTCCAGGGCTTTGATCTTGTTCATGGTGCAGGGCGTCAGTTCGATGCCCATCCGGTCCGCTTCAAGGTACACTGTCTGGTAGTCCAGCCCGACCGGGCCGAACCCGCCGACCCGCCACTGGGTACTGACCGCCTGCCATAAATACCAGGCGTCGATGTTGTAATTGTCCAGGTCCGGCGGGCTGCCGTTCTCGCATTCCCGGCAGGGCGGGGCTTGCTTGGCGATCCGGCAGTTCTTGCAGTATTCGATGCGCTCGGCGTCTGAGAACCACTCCCAGACGCTTACGAGTTTTTTTCCTCACCCGGGCTGCCGTAGGTTTCGGCCAGGATCGCTTCATACACCGCCTTGATCTCCGGATCCGAATAATCCAGGTCATCCAGGATGGCCAGCTCATCGTCAGACAAGGCGCATTCCATGTGGGCCATGATCACGGACACGGCATTGTGCGGGGCCATGTGGGTGACGCTCAGCCCCTGCCGGGTGAGGCTGCGCACATCGCTGAATTTCAGGGGGTTGATCTGGATGGTCCGGCCTTTGACTTCGATCTCGCGCATATCATTCTCCTTGACTGGTAGCGGAGGCGGGATTTGAACCCGCGACCTGCAGGGTATGAACCTGCCGAGCTGCCACTGCTCCACTCCGCGTCTCTCCGCTATGGTTTAACTGTGGGCTTCGCTGTTGGTCAGCCGGGCCACGAGGGCCGAGGCCTCGGATCCGTCGGAATAAAAGCCCTGGAAGTTGAGGTCCACCAGCAGGCCTTGGGGGCCCGGTATCTCCGGTGCATTGAGGGCGTACTGCAGTTCCTGGATCTCCAGCTCGAACACGGATGAGGATCCGCCGGTGATGGTCAGTTTGAGACCGCTCTCCGTGCCAGCCAGGGCCTTGGCCAGCAGGGTCGTGTCCTCGAACAGGGTCTTGAGGCTGCCGGACACGCCCACGAGTCCCTCGGGCAGGGATCCCCGCACGCCGGATCCACCGATCACGTAGTTGCCGGTGTCCAGGCCGAAGTCCACGTTGATGGAAATCTCCGTGGCATTGGACAACGCGCCGCCGCCTTCCGTGAGGGCCGCCTCGAAATTCTCCAGGCGGGTCAAAGTCGGGGTCGTTGGGCTGCCGTCGAACGAGCTGGACTCGTTGGCATGAGACGCACCCACGGCACTGATGTTGCCCACCAGTTCGCCGTCGCCGCCTAAGGTCATGCCGAAGGTCGCGATCTTGCAGCCCAGGAACCGGGAGTACACGTCCGTGGCCAGGTCCGTGAACTGCTTTTCGTACGTGAACGACGGCATGGTGTCGCCGATCTTGAACTCATGCACGTAGGGATCGGCGCCCGTTGTCACCGGATCGGAGAACATGGCCTTGAGCCAGTACCACAGGGCCACGGAATCGATCGGGATCACCAGCGGTCCGTTGGCGTCTTTGTTCCCGCCGAATGGCTGGGTCGGGTTGCGCGTGCCCGTGATCGTGCCCGGCCGGTTCAGGGGCTGGTTGGGCCGGACCCCCTCCGAGTTGAAGGGCATGACAAAACCCTCCGTGGCCACGGTCTTGTAGCTCGACTCATAGCCGATCTGAATCTTGGATGTTACGCCTTTTTGCTGAGTCATGGCTTAAATCCTCTTGGCTTAGATCAGCGGGTCGGTGCCCAAAACGACCGGCTCGCCGAAGTTGATCAGCATGCCGGCCATCATGAAGGGAAACGACCCGATGGTTTCGTATTGTATCTGGACGGTGTCCAGCAGCACGTTGCCGATGTCCACCCCATCGATGGCGTCCTCCACGTACTTGCGGAAGGTCTCCAGGCGCTTGACCCCCTTGTACTCGGTGATGTTGGTGTCCGTGTAGGTTTGGCTGGTTTCGTCGTGGATGCAGCACACGGCCTCGATTACGTGCTGCTTGCGCTCCACGGCCTTGCCGGTGGTTTTGTCGGACGGCATCAGGGCCACCCAGGGGCAGGCGTCCTCGCCCGGCGGGTCCCGCTCGTCATAATTCACGTACACCTGGTGCGCCTGGCCGTAGGTCGCCAAGCACCAGGCCGAAACGGTTTCGCTTCGCGCCACCCCCTGGGACAGGTCCTCGATGAGATCGTTGATATCCATCTACCACCTCGGCCTTTCGTCGCGGGTCAGCTTGAGCTGCCACTGCAGAGTGTCGCCCTTGACGATCTTCTGCACGTACCAGGTCTGGGAACTGATGATGACAGGGTCGCGGTAGGCCGGAGAGGCCACGTCGCTTTTGAGCACCGTCAGATAGGCCACGGCAAACAGGCCGTCCTGGGAGTCCTCCAGGTCGTCGCCGTACTCGACCAGGGCGCTGATCGAGCTGCCATTGTACGACACGGAGACCGCATGCTCGTCCGTGTCATACTGGTTGGCAGCCAGATCCGCCGCCATATCTTCCGCCAGGGTCATCAGGGCACCGCCTAAGTGACGATGGTGTCCGTGAACAGGTACCCGGCGTCCGCGCAGGTGACCTTTTCGTCAAAGTACTCGCGGCCGTCGATGATCCATGAATCGACCTTGTCTTCCCAATACCGGCGCACTTCGCGGTGCACGTCCGACTTGACCAGGGCGGACTGGTTGCCCTCGTCGCCGCCCCATTCGAAGATGTAGCCGGCGTTCGGCTCTTCAATGGCCGGGGTCGGGGTGCGGTACAGCAGCAGGCAGGATCCCTTGGTGGCGTTGGTTTCCCACATCTTCACGGCGGTGAACTCCGTGCCGGCCACGGTTTCCTCGTCGCTGGAATAGATCGCCGGGCCCACCAGGACCTCGTCCAGGCCGAACAGCTGGGCGATCAGGTTGCGGGTCACCACCGCTGGTTGGCCAGTGGGCATGGAGTGCTTGATCCGTTCCAGGACCGTGTACTCCTGCACGATGTTGTCCCAGGTGTCCTGGTCCATGACCATCACGTTGGGGTCCACGCCGATAAGCTCGCGGACCGTCTTCTTGCCCGTGAAAACGTCCTCGATGAACGTGTTGCCGGATCCGTCCGCGGTCTTGGCCCATCCGCCGGCCGCGTCGTTGGTGGACGTCCAGTTGGCCGCCGTCACACACAGCTGGGAGACTTGGTACTCTTTTCTGAGCAGCAGTTGCCGGGTCACCCAGTTGACGCCCGCCGACATGGGATCCATCACGGCATCCGCGTTGTTCAGCAGCTCGATGGGCACCGGGTGCTCGATCGCATACTTGATGCATGAGTAGGTGTCCGAAGTGACCTTGTACCCGGAGCGGGGCTTGTTGGCACCGGGACCGACCGCTTTGGTGTCGAGCCGGAACCAGGCCGCCTTCAGGAATTTGAAAAAATAGTCGCTTTGCTTGGCCACGCGCACGTGGGGGAAAACCCGGTCCGCAATGAACATCGGGTTGTTGTACCCGATGGACAGGTTCGAGAGTGCGGCGTCCTTGTGTACGCTCTTGGGTGTGGGATCCATTTTAACCCTCCTTGTGAATCGGTTGAAATTTTATGTTTGTGAAATCCAGTTCAAAAAATC